TGATGGCCAGGAAAAGTGGAGGGAGATAAATAAGAATCTCGTCACTACGGCTGGCGCAAACCATGTGCTGGACGGTACGTTCAAAAGCGGCACACAGATAACCAGTTGGTTTGTTGGGTTGAAAAAAGCTGGTACTCCTGTGATTGCTGATACGATGGCATCACATTCTTCTTGGCTTGAGATGCTCCATACGTCTACTTACTCTCAGACTGTTCGACAAACCCTGACACTAGGGTCTATAACAGGTACGACCACTAGCACTTGTGACAACTCCTCAAATAAAGCAACCTTCTCTATAAACGCTACCAATACTTGTGCGGGTGCTTTTGTTGTGAGTAACAACGCCACATCTTCTGCGACTACGGGAACGCTATACGGTGTCGTAGATTTCGCCTCATCTAGGGCTGTTATTTCCGGGGATACCCTGGAAGTGACTGTAACCCTTACAGCAGCGAGCGCATAATGGCTCTTGAAACAGCAGCCTGGGTAACACAGCTTGTCTCAGCCAACCCCGTTGTTGGTGACCCGGTTGGTGAAGGAGATGACCATTTAAGAATGTTGAAAACTGTACTAAAGAACAGCTTTCCGTCTACATCTGTTACTGCGATAGTTCCTAATGTGTCAGGACAATCTAGTAAGGTTTTAACTAATGACGGGACTGATACCGCATGGGATACCGCATGGGGTGCGGCTGGTGACCCAGCAGGAACAGCGATAGCGATGGCGATTGCATTAGGAGGCTGAAATGGCTAACACTTTCAAGAATCAGGGGGCTGCATTAGTTACAGGCGGTGGTGTTGTCTATACCGCACCAGCGGCTACGACATCCATTGTCCACTCCTGTTATATAAGCAACATAGACGGGACATCCTCAGTAAATGTCGATATAAAGGCCAGAGCAACGTCAGGAGATACCTATTACCATGTGGCTAAAACTGTGCCTGTACCCGCAGGTTCTACTCTGGTGCTTGATAAGCCGATAGACTTAGAGGCTACCGGAGACATTCACATGACCGCCAGCGCAAACTCTGACGCTGAGACGGTCTTAGGTATACTTGAGATCACATGAGTTATTTAGGACAAGTTGAATTAAAGTCCTCTGAGATACGGAGGATTGACGTAACAGGCTCAACGTCTGCTACGCATACACTTACTTGGACACCCGCAAGTGAGCAATCCCTTATCATAACGATAAACGGGATTAAGCAGCAGAACAACTACTCTATATCTGGCGTCACTCTGACTCTGGATGATGCGCTGCTCTCTGCTGATGCAATGGAGGTTATTGGAATCCTTGATATAGGGGAGGCTGTTGTTCCCCCTGATGACTCTATCAGCACTGCTAAGATTCAGGATGATGCTGTAACTGGGGCTAAGATTGCTTTGAGTTCTAATGCAGAAGGAGATATTATGTATTATAACGGAACAGACTGGGTAAGATTGCCAAAAGGTGCTGGCAGCCAGACCTTAAAGATGAATGCTGGAGCGACCGCTCCTGAATGGGTCACTGTATAACCGTTAATAATAAATGGAAATAACAAATGGCTAGAACAACTATAAGAACTGAAGACATTACGGCTAGTGAGGTCACCACTGCAAAGATGGCGACTGATCCGACTAATGCTTCAAACCTGTCTAGTGGGTCTGTACCCCTTGCACAACTAGGGAATGTAGATACATCAGGAATAATAGCCAACCAAGATGATATAGCATTACTTGGGTTTAAGGTTGCTTCAAATGGATCGTTAGCAAAATACAACTTAGTGGATCAGACTGTAGACGACTTTCAGGATACTTCTGGTGTAAATGCTGGGTCTTCTACTGATGAAATAAGGGATTCGTCAGGAAAATATTATTGGGGTGCTATACCACAAACTGCAACCCAAGACGCAGACGATTCAGGAGTAGATGGAGATTACACTTGGTATAAATGGACAGATACAGCCTCTACAGGTTCTTATAGTTATAGTGCAACAGCCAATCATACATGGTTAGTTGTCGCTGGTGGTGGGGGCGGGAATACGGCTGGCGGAGGTGCTGGAGGATACAGAGCCGGAACCTCTTTAAGCCTTACTGGTGGAAATACCTATACTGCGACTGTGGGTGCTGGTGGTGCTGGTGGTTATACCACGAGACAGGATGGTAATAATAGTATTTTATCGGGAACAGGAATTACAACAATTACCTCTACTGGAGGCGGTTATGGCGGGTATGAAGACTCTAGCACTTCGGGCGGCCCGAATGGTTCCGCTGGAGGTTCTGGAGGTGGAGAAGGATTTGGTCGGGGAACTGGTAGTGCTGGCGCTGGAAACACCCCCTCTATAACTCCGATTACGGGCGAAACAACAACTGTCCAAGGGTATGCTGGTGGAATAGGTTATTCTGATTTATCCACCTATACAGGTGGCGGTGGTGGCGGAGGCGCTTATGAAGTGGGAGGTTCGTCAGTTACGTCAACTGCTGGTTCTGGTGGAGATGGAGTTGCAAACTCAATAACAGGTTCTTCGGTAACTTACGCTGGTGGCGGTGGCGGCGGTATTGGTTCAGCAGGAACCCCCGGAACAGGCGGTGCTGGGGGCGGAGGAGATGGCGCGAATACCGCCACAAATCCCGGGACAGATGGCCTTGGCGGCGGCGGCGGGGGCCAGAGTGGGTCTACTGCAGGCGCTGGTGGATCAGGCGTTGTAATTTTAAGAAGGGCAACAGGTGCTGGCGGAACTTATAACAACATGACCTTAATTTCTACCACAACAGCCGCACAAGCCGCACCAACTAAGGGCGACATTGTATTCACTTATACAAACGGTGCTGGCTCAACCACTTTAGGTACTGATGTTACCGCTGAGATAAGCGCAGACGGTGGCAGTACATGGACAGCAATGACGTTAGGATCAGAGGGTAGTACGGGTTCTCATAACATTGCAACGGCACACGATGTAACCATAACAAGCACAATTACATCCCCATGGAACATGGCCTATCGAATAAAGACTTTGAACCAAACCTCAAGCAAGACGACACGAATACAAGCAGTATCACTAGGATGGTCATAATATGAGTTATGTAGGAAACAAACCAGCGCAAACAACCATCCCTGTTGATGACTCTGTTACCACAACAATGCTGCAAGATGATGCGGTTACAAGTGCTAAGATAGATGACGGTACGATAACATCTACTGATATGGCGGTAGACCCTCGTAATGCTTCTAACTTAAATGCAGGTGATGTACCTTTAGCCCAACTAGGTAATGCTCCTGCTACTGATGTAACTGGGCTTGAAGATGATATAGCCCTTCTAGGTTTCAAGGTTGCCTCTAACGGCTCTCTCGCAAAATATAATCTAGTAGACCAAACGGTAGATGACTTCCAAGATACCTCAGGTGTGGATGCTTCTGCGTCTATTAGTGCAGTAAGAGATGCTTCTGGAAAATATTATACAGGTGATACTACTCCAACCGGCGGAACCATAACCTCTTATACAGATAGTGGAACTGATTATACAGTCCATTCTTTTGAATCAACCGGAACCTTTAAGAATGGGGGGAGCGGAACCCTTGATATTTTTGTTTTAGCCGGTGGTGGTGGCGGTGGCGGCCTCCGTGGTGGTGGTGGTGGAGGAGGCGGTTTTGTTACTTATGCCGCTCAATCAGTGTCGGCGGGTACTCAAACCGTTACTGTTGGTCTGGGAGGTTCTGGGGGAGTTAGTGGAGGTGCTCAAGGTACTGATGGCGGTGATTCTCAATTTGCCTCTTTAACAACCTCTGATGGAGGTGGTGGAGGTGGTTATGGGGCTTCAGGAGCGACTACTGCTGGTCGTGCTGGTGGCTCTGGTGGTGGTTCATCACAATCTGGTGAATTTGCTGGTGGTTCTGCTACAGCAGGACAAGGTTACGATGGTGGTCAATCCGCGGGTGGTGGCGCTTCAGGGTACGGTGGGTCTGGCGGAGGTGGTGCAGGGGCAGTTGGATCAGGAGGCTCTACTAGTGAACAAGGTGGGGCTGGAGGTAATGGAGCTAACAATAATTATCGCACAGGATCAAATGTAACCTACGGTGGTGGTGGTGGCGGAAGTGCCGATTCTACAACCACAGCAAGAAAGGGCGCAGGCGGATCAGGTGGTGGTGGTGGTGGATCAAATAATGATCCTTCACCCACTGGATCAGCGGGTACAGACGGTCTTGGCGGTGGCGGAGGTGGCGGCTCCGTATCCAATGATATAGCGGGTTATGATGGCGGTAATGGTTTAGTAGTTGTTAGATTTGTTGAGGATTCTATGACCGCTGTTGGGAACCTAACCTTAGTATCTACAACAACAGCAGCCCAAGCCGCACCCACAAAAGGAGATATTGTCCTGACTTATACCAACGGTGCTGGTACGACAACCTTAGACACAGACCTCACCGCAGAAATATCTGCTGACGGTGGCAGTACATGGACGGCGTTAGCATTAGGCTCTGAGGGCAGCACAGGAGCACACAATATTGCCACATCCCACGATGTAACCATCTCAAGCACAATTACATCCCCGTGGAATATGGCATACCGAATAAAGGCTATGTCGTCAGTACCAAAAGCAAGCCAATAGTAGTTGCCGTTAGCATCCTCA